CGCTGTTTAGCTGCCATTGAACTCTCCTGTTTTGTGATACTACCAAGTATTGATAGTGTTTTTTGCACCGTCCTCTTTTCTTGAGCCAGGATGGTGTGCTTTTACGTTTTTGAGAACATCACGAAATCCGGCATCAGGCTTAATTCGCCCAAGACGGTGCGCATCACCAATCGAAGGTGCGCTTACAATTCTTTGTTTCATGTGGGGATTGTCAAGCTTGAATGAATCAAGCTCTGCAATTTTCATAGTTAGATCTATGATTTCGTTGGTCTGTGTATTTTCAAATGTATAATTGGGCATACATTCTCCTATGTTATAATATAAAAAAAGCCAACCCATAATACAAGGTTGGCTTGAACGTTTTATTGTTAGGCCTGTATTATGACTTATTTATAAGTCTAACAGGCTAGAAGAGTTAATTTCCTGTAATTATTTCATAGATTTCTTTCCAAGTAGTAACTCGTTTTGCTGAGCCTGAATAGTTAGCGTTGAAGTCGTGACCCATTAGAATTGAATCTAAACCAAGTTCGATGCCCAAATCAGCATTCTCTGGCTTGTCTTCGATCCAGTAACAATCAGTACCACGATATTGTTCTAGTGCTTCGTCTTTATCAGCACCTGTATCTAGGTAAACGAAAGTATCCCAAAGGCTTGGTCCAAACATTTCAATCAGGTTTTTAGTACGTAAGTGTTGAGCATAATAGTCATCACTTAAAGAACTAATTACACGGAAAACATATCCGTGATCTTCGTGTAGTTTACGCATATACTTAATAGTATCACGTAAAGGAGGTAAACAGCGAATCCATGCAGATTCATTAAACATTCTAACGAGACGATTCTTTTCAACTTCTCCAAGACCATAACGCTTTGAAACATCATACTCAGCTTCAGCACCATCTACAGTTTTGTAGCCGTGCTTCTCCATCCATTGCTGGAATGAAAAGAGCCAATCGAGAAGTACTCCATCGACGTCTGTTAAAATTACTTTATCACTTAAACTCATATTATATTCTTTCATAGTTTTATTCATATTATTATTATAACAAAAAGGGGATTGAATGTCAACCCCCTTTTGCACTTTTTTTACATTCCAAACTTCAATTTAGCTTGTACAGTAGAACACTTATAACGCTTACCGGTTGATCCACATGTGTACTGGAAAGGATACTTGCCAGCCCGTGTGTTGTAACCAGTGATAGCATCACCATTAGAGTTCTGCATTTTCAAGCCGTACTTGCTAACTTCACTTTCAAGGATACGATCAGTGCGTGTTGTTGCACCTTTGATCTTAGCACCAACTTTGATGGTAACTTCAGCATCCGAGTAGGACATGTTACCAACTGCAATCTCAAGATTTGCCTTAACAGCATATTTGTTCATTACTTCTTGCATTTCTGAACGAAGAGCTTTAAGAGTTGCTTTGTCAAACTGTGCGAATTTAGTCATAATGTATCTTCCTTTTGATTGATTATATGTATATTATAAGCTAGTTTGATACCTTTGTCAAGGCTTTTTTTCATTTAATTTGAAATTAATTTCAAACCATCAAACTAACTTATTTCCTCATTTCTTATATACATTATACATCATCTAAGAATGAATGTCAAGGCTTTTTATCAGTTTTTTCACTTTTTTTACGCTTAATGTTAAAATCTTCATCATACCATCGGTCTGAGAACTTCTGCTTACGGGCTTCTTTAACCCGCCGCTTCTTGCTGTTCTTTCCCTTTGATTTGCTTGAATCTTCACTGCCCCATTCGTCATCTTCCCAAGCGTCGCGAAACTTCTTGATTGAATGCTTCTTACCCATTGTAGTATACCTTTGTTGCTTTATTCGGTTATTATTAGATCTGGAAATGCTTCCATGATTGTTTTCAGTGATAAGCCTTTGAATGGCTTCTTGCTAACCATTTGTACTAATGTTTTAGCATCATCATTATCAACGTCTTCTAAAAGACTAATAAACAGCTGTTCCCGTTTGATTGTTTTCAGCTGATCATAACCGCCACCCTTAATGAAAATTTTCAGACGACGAGCTTCTGTATATAACAGTGCTTTTGCTTCATCTTCATAATTATTTTCTGTCCAAGGAGGAGCAGTATCAGGTATTAAAAATTCAATACTCTTATCATATGTATAAGATAGCACAGTTCTCAGCGGCACATTGTCATTTGCCTGAAGAAAATCAACTTTTTCTTTAGTTGTTTTCTTAGAACCAGCACCTTGAATGATTTCAGTTATAGATATTCGTACTGCCATTTTTAAAAATCCTGTATGTCTGTAATTAGGTGCTTAAGCTTTTTCTGTACAAAGAAGTTAAACAATAGCTCGCGACCAATAGTTTTCTCTTCATTGTAAGCTTCAAGAATTTGATCTTGATATTTTTGAGGAATTTCTTCAAGATCAATCATCATCTTATTGCGATAGAAACGGCGAAGAGTTTCTTCATCCATTACTTCAGTACCTTGCTTGTAAAGTGCAAGACGCTTTTGTGTCATAGCTTTTTGACGCTCGCCAACTGCTAAACAATTATCTGGAGATAAGATGTTTGGAACACCGTCGCCAGTATCACCTTTAAGAATATGCTCTTCAAGGTAAGCAGCAGGCTGATCATTGCGCAACCAACGCTTACGAATGGGATCATATTGATCGACGTTTGCATACTTTTGCAACTGAATAAAATCCTTATCAGCTGAAAGAACAAGGAACTTTTCAGAACCAATGTTTAATTCAGATCCATTATCATTGATAACAGCGCCGATAATATCATCAGCCTCACAGTGCTCGATATGAATTACTTTATATGGAAAGAATTCTTTCATCTCAGTACGAACGTTATTCATAATTTGAAACAAAGCATTCCAGTCCATACCAGACTTATCCCTACCAGCTTTACGATTTGCTTTGTAATAAGGATATGCTTCTTTGCGCCACGTATTTTTACCGTCGCAGCAAATTACGATCTCGCCGTATTCTTGTGAGAACTTTTTACGAGTTGATCGTACTGAGTTTAAAAACATGTGGCGAATGATATTCTCATCTGCTGCCACATCCGTGTGGTTACCAATGCTTGCGAATAGCGAAGCAAGAATAACTTGATTGTAGTCTACTAGTATAGCCATAATATTTTCCGTTTTAATTTAATCTACATAAACCATTATAAGCCATGTAGGAACAAATGTCAACCCTTTTTTATGTTTTTGGCTGACTTTTTTCTCTAAGAAGTTTAGTCCATAGATTAGAGAAAGTAGTAATGTCATTAGGGATCAGTCCAAATCGATCTGATCTAGTGAATCGGTTTAAGAACATAGAATCGTTCTTCTGGTGTTCTAAGACACCTTTAGCAATAGCATATGCCATTCTAGCATGATTAGTTGGATCTTCGTCATAATCATACATAATTGTAGCATTAGCTGCTGTCTCTGCCAAAGCACCGTAATTTGGATGGATACATACCAATCCAGATTTAATAGCTTCGATCAGAGCAATACACGAAGTCTCTTTCCATACATTTGGATATAAGAATACGTGTGCTTTATCTAAAGCCTTTAGTACCTGATCGTTAGGAACAGAACCGTGATAAGTCATCTTTGGATGATTGTGGATCTGTGTAAACAATTCTACGTAAGGATCATCTCTTTGAGGCCAGCCATAGATAGCAAATGATGAATATACATCAAGATGAATATTTGGATATTCTTGAGATAGTGCATCAAAAGCTGGTACTAACAATTCTAATCCACGATGTGGAGTAGTGTGATAGATAAAGCGGATTGTTTCTGTATTCTTTTCTTCAGCTTCATAACGTTTTTCAACAGCGTTAGGAATAACAGAACATTTAGAATACGGAATATTAAAGTACGTAATGTATTGGTCACGCTGCCATTGTGATACAAAAACAAAATGATCGAATTTCTTCCAACCATCATCTGCTAGTATAGCGTTTTCTGGATCTTCGGCCAGATCGTGGCAATACATGATGTTCTTCACATCTTCTGGTATCTCTCTAGGGCGAGAGAAGTGAATTGCATAACCTTCTAATAGTTCTTTTTGGACAGTGTCGAGAAGACGCTTGCGCATCATCTCGGTACCACCAATTGAGTTCTTTGAAAGATCAGTTTCTACAACTGCACCTTTATAAATCATACTCATTTAATTTACGACTCCACGTTTGCTGCAAAAGCCTTTACAGAATCCCAGCGGAATGAGCGCCAGCCTGGAGCCTTTACATCATAAACCGCGATCACATCTGGATTAACTTTTTTAGTTTTTGTTTCAACACCTTCAGCAACAGGTTCTACTGCTGGCAAAAGATCTGCTTTAAGTGTAGCATTCATTACACGCTCATCACCATTTACTTTTGTGAAAGTAACTGAGCAAACACCTTCATGAAGTGCACTTTTAATTTCGGTTTGATTCAACATTGTATATCTCCTATTTCACATTAATATTTATTTCGTTTTCGTAGATCTCTTTTAAGGCTCCATTGAAGTCTGAAAGAGTTGAGTTATTGTGGACTCTATATGATATTACATCAAACTTGTGAGGAAGTACATACTTATTTTCAACTTTTGTTGATTTATTTAGTATATATTCTTTAGTTATGTTGCCATCAAAATATCTACGTGAGTCTGATGAGAAATCGTGTCCTTCGCGAGTAAGTTGTACAAGGCGAAAGTTTTCCTTGCCAACCTTCGTTACGACAGGAAGTAACTCATCGATAAAACCGCCATCAGATATTGCATAATCTTTTTTAAGATCAATCTCTTCTGCTACGAGTTTACCAAAGTAATCTAACCCCATACGAGGTTTTATTTTTTCTTCTGAAACATAAATCATTGCCTCACGACAGGACATGTTTCCAAGCCAGTATGTAGGAACTTCTTTTAAACTACGATCTTCGTAGCGTTCCATAAACCATTCTTTACCAACATTGAAGTATTTAATTGTTTCTTTAAACAACTGATACTTGAATGATAAGTGCTTGTAACCTTGAGCTTTGAAGAAATCTGCTGCATGATCTTTGCCACATGCAGGTGGGCCATTAAAAAGTACTATCAAGAATTTACTCCGAAACGGTCATTAACGATTTCTGCTAACTCAGCTGAGAAAGCATTTTTCAATTCCTTATCGGTAATGCCCACCATTATAAAATCACGATCTTGAGAGCTAAGATACGGCATAGCATCACTAATTGAAATTGATCCTGTTTCGTATAGTGCCAGATCTTTAGGCAATACTGGGATATCAAATGTGCGGGACTTGCCGGTAAGAACGCTTTTGCGAGTTACTATCATAATATTCTCCATTGAAAGATAATTTTTTATTGTATATTATCTATTATAGCACATAATCAAAGAAATGTCAACCTTTATTTTCGTTTAATTCAATCCAATCCATATTTAAGCCAATGAGACTCTTAGCATGATTGCGATGGATCTTACACTGAATTATTCCATTATAATAATCATCACGTAATAGTACATCATTAACAAATTGATACTTAGCTTCTAGATATCCTAGTTGCCCTTTAGTAGTACACAGATATAAAATCTCGCGATGGAAATTGTCTACACCTTTTTCTTCAATCATTAACTTTACAGTTTCAGAAGACCCGTAGTATTTCTTCCAATCGGTTTCTTTTACTACGTGCCTTCTTCTTTTCTTACCTTTAAGAGGTGGCAGTTTTGCTACACGAGTAAGTAACTTCTTACCTACATATTTCATGCCATTAGATTTGTCTGTAATCAAATAAACAAATCCAATCCATTCTTCAATCATCTCAGAGGTAAATTCTTCACCTTTATATATCCACATAACAACCCTATAGTTTAATTTATATAGAGTTATTTATGGTCAGTAGCCACCGCTCTTAAACCAGCCTTTTCCTTTTAACGCAAACCCACCACCTCCAGGCTTAATTACTTTCTTTAATGCTGGCTTTTTACAATCTGGGCAATCTGTAAGAGCGTCATCAACTATTCTTTGCATGATATCGAATTCAATAGCACATTCTTTACACTTGTATGAATACGTTGGCATAAGTCTCCTATGATAGAATCTTTACGATTCGTTCTGCGAGTTCTGTAAACCAAACTGAATCATGACCGCGAGTAGTTTCTGCTGCGGTACCCAACCGGATACCACTTGTTTCCATGAATGGGCGAGGATCATTTGGAACACCATTCTTGTTTACAGTAATACCAGCTTCTTCAAGTAAGTCTGCAGCTTCTCGGCCACTATATTTGCTTTCACTTAAATCCATTAAGATGATGTGACTATCAGTGCCATCAGTAAGAACTTTAAATCCACGGTCTTTAAAAACTTTACACATTGCTTGCGCGTTATCAATAACATCAGCAGCATACTTGTAAAATCCTCGAGTATTAGCTTCAATAAAGCATTGAGCTTTAGCAGCAATGATGTGCATTAGTGGACCACCTTGTGTTCCTGGAAATATAGCACTATTAATCTTACGTGTATATTCAGGTTTGTTCCACAATATAATGCCTCCACGGGGCCCTCTGAGTGTCTTATGGGTAGTTGAAGTAACTACATCAGCAAAAGGAACTGGGT